TGGTCTCTTCTATTGCCCATATGTTCCTCTCCAAATGGTACGTGCCGTTGGTGAGAACAGCTTCCAGCCCAAGATTGGCTTTAAGACCCGTTATGGTCTTGTTGCCAACCCATTCGCTGAAGGTACAACCCAGGGTCAAGGTCGTCTTCTCCTTAATAGCAACCGTTACTACAGACGTGTTGCAGTTAAGAATCTCATGTGATTCTTTCCTAAAGACTATCAGAGGGGCATATGCCCCTCTTTTTTTATGCTTAAAGAATAAATATTTTAAAAAAGATGTCTAAATCAACTCAAATTGAAAATAGGAACTTTTTGTCTCCTACGGGGTTTAAACTTACTCTACAAAGATGCCCCAAGGTTGCATTTTTTTCAAACCAAGCAAATATTCCAGATTTAAATTTGGGAATTTCAGTCCAATCAAACTACTTGAAAGACATAGATCTGCCTGGAGATAAAATTATTTTTGGAGACTTTTCTCTCAACTTTCTAGTTGATGAAAATCTTGAAAATTATATGGAAATTCAAAACTGGATGCGAGGACTTGGATATCCAGATAGTTTGGAACAATTTTATGATTTAGATATGGGAGAATCGCAAAATCAAAATTATGTCGGAAGATCGCAAAACATTTATTCGGACGGAACTCTTCAAGTTTTGACCAGCAGTATGATTCCATCATTTCAAGTAAGATTTAAAGATTTGTTTCCTTATTCCCTTTCAACTCTTCAGTTTGATGCAACACAATCAGACATTCAATACTTTACAGCATCAGTAAGTTTCAAGTATACTATCTACTATGTAACCAATTTAAGTGGCGATCCCTTATGAGTATTGACCTTGATACTATTCAAGCAATGTGGGAGAAAGATGTAAAAATTGATATGGATAATCTCCATACAGAATCTACAAATATTCCCATTCTTCATGCAAAATATTTTGAATTGTACAATACCATTTTTCTTTTGAGAAAGAAAGCAGAACAGCAGAAAAGAAATATTCGCCACGAAAGATATGAGTATTATTCCGGAAAAGCAGATCCTGATGTTTATGTGGAGAATCCATTCCCTAAAAAAATTAGGGATAAGGACACTATGCAAAAATATTTGGACGCAGATGAGAAACTATCTACAGTCTGTTTAAAAATTGATTACTACGATACAATGCTAGTTTATATTGAAAGCATTCTAAAAATGATTCAAAATAGAACATATCAAATTAAGAATGCGATTGAATTTATGAGATTTAACGCTGGACTAGGGTAAATAAATATTCACAGATGAATGGATCATCGTGAATACAACAGACCTTGTTATATCTAAATCAAACGAAGTATTTTTAAAAATTAATACGGAACCTCATATTGAGTATGAACTTAGAGATCACTTTAAGTTTGAGGTTCCTAATGCAAAGTTTATGCCCCAATACCGTGGAAGGAATTGGAATGGGGAAATTCATTTGTATGATATGAGATCCAAACAGATCTATGTTGGTCTGTTGGATAAGATCGTCAATTTTTGTAAGCAGTATGGTTACACTTACAAATTTGAAGATAATAAATTCTACGGAACTCCATACGAAGAAAATGAAACTATTTCGTATGAAGGTGTTAGGGATTATATGAGTTCCATTTGTGCTCATAGTCCCAGGAAATACCAAATTGAGGGAGTATATGGTGCCCTAAAGCATAATAGAAAACTATTGATAAGCCCCACTGCCAGCGGCAAATCTCTGATGATTTATTCCCTTGTAAGATATTATGTGGATAAAGGCGAAAAAATTCTTCTAGTTGTTCCAACGACATCTCTTGTAGAACAGATGTACAAGGATTTCCTTGATTATGGTTGGGATGCTGATTCATATTGTCACCGTATCTATTCTGGTAGAGAGAAAACGAATGAATATCCAGTAACAATTACAACTTGGCAATCTGTATACAAACTAGAGCGTTCATTCTTTGAAGACTATGGTTGCATTATAGGTGATGAAGCACATTTATTCAAGAGCAAATCTCTAATTGAGATTATGACAAAACTTCATCATGCAAAATATAGATTTGGTTTTACTGGAACTTTAGATGGAACACAAACTCACAAGTGGGTTCTTGAAGGTTTGTTTGGACCATCATATAAGGTAACAAAAACTGAAGAACTGATGAGGCAAGGGCACCTATCTCAGTTGGATATTCAATGCCTAGTTCTAAAGCATACTCCACAAAATTTCCAAACTTATGAGGATGAAATCCAGTATTTAATTTCTCATGAGCAAAGGAATAACTTTATTAGAAACTTAACTTTAGATCTAAAAGGAAATACTCTTGTGCTATTCAGCAGAGTAGAAGCACACGGAGCAATACTTTACGACAAGATAAATAAGAACAAAGGTGAAAATCGTAAAGTATTCTTTGTCCATGGCGGTGTTGATGCAGAAGAAAGAGAGTTAGTTAGAGAAATAACGGAAAGAGAAAACAACGCAATTATTGTTGCCTCTTATGGAACTTTTTCTACTGGTATCAACATTAAAAATCTCCATAATGTTATCTTTGCCTCACCAAGTAAGTCACGTATTAGAAATTTGCAATCAATTGGACGAGTACTTAGAAAAGGAAAAGACAAAGTAAAAGCCGTCCTTTATGATATTGCTGATGACTGCACAAATAAATCAAAAAGAAATTATACTTTAAATCATTTTATCGAAAGAATTAAAATTTACAATGAAGAAAAGTTTAACTATGAAATAATTACAATTCAGTTAAAGGTATGATGGAAGAAGATTTTTATGCAACACTAAAATTAAAAACAGGTGAGGAAGTATTTGCCAAAGTAGCAGCTTCTGAAGAAGAAGATAGAACACTGCTCTTAGTTTCAAATCCTGTTATAATATCTGAGATTAAAACTAAATTTGGTGTAGTTGGATATAAAGTAGAACCTTGGTTGAAAACAACAACAGAAGATTTATTCATTTTAAATATTGAAGATGTTTTAACTATGTCAGAATCTTCAGATATTGAAATGATTATGATTTATCAGAAATTTGTTCGTCAATCACAGAAAGACTCAGGCAATCCATCCAAGTTAAACCGAAGAATGGGATATATTGCCAATGTGAATGATGCTAAAGAGATACTAGAAAAGATCTTTAAAAGTAGTTAAAGCTAATCTTTTCAACCTCCACAAAGGTAATTGTACAGGTTTTGAAGTACCTTGTCAAGTATTTAAAAGTATGTTAGTATTCATACATAATAATGATAAAAACTTATGATTACCACAGCAGTTATGGCTCACAAAAAGAGGTCTGAGCATTATGTTAATAATAAGGAGTTTCTTGCTGCACTAATTAAGTATCGTGAAGACAAAGAAATCGCAGAGATTCAGGGAAAACCAAAACCTCCAATTCCACGCTACATCGGAGAGTGTTTCCTGAAGATTGCCAATCACCTTTCCTTCAAACCAAACTTCGTGAACTACATGTTCAAAGAGGACATGATTTCTGATGGTATTGAAAACTGTGTTCAGTATATTCATAACTTCAATCCAGAGAAGTCACAAAATCCTTTTGCATATTTCACTCAAATTATTCACTATGCTTTCCTTCGTCGCATTCAAAGGGAGAAGCGTCAGTTAGAAATCAAGAACAAGATTCTTGAGCGTTCTGGTTTCTCAGAAGTTTTTGCAGATGACAATACGGTTGACGGTGGCAACTATTCCGACTATAATTCAATTAAGGATGGTGTCCATAGTAAGCTTCGTTATTGAATGAAAGTTGCAATTATTACAGATCAGCACTTTGGAGCAAGGAAGAACTCTAAACTCTTTCATGATTATTTCCTAAAGTTCTACAATAATGTATTTTTCCCTACACTCGAAGAGCAAGGGATTACTACCGTTGTAGATATGGGAGATACTTTTGATAGTCGTAAAGGAATTGACTTCTCTGCTCTCTTTTGGTCTAAGAATAACTACTATGATCGTCTCCAAGAGATGGGTGTAAAAGTTCATACCATCGTTGGAAATCATACTGCATATTATAAGAATACTAATCAAGTAAATGCAGTTGATTTGCTTTTACGAGAATATGATAATGTGACTGTTTACTCGGAACCGACTGAAGTGATGTTGGGTAAACTACCCGTACTTTTTATACCTTGGATTAATCAAGAAAATGAAGCAAATACTCTTAAACTTATTGAAAAGACAACTTGCCCGTGCGCGATGGGGCACCTTGAACTCCAAGGATTTAGAGTTAATAAACAAATCGTCATGGAGCAC